AGCAGAAGCCCAAAATATAGCAAAACAAGCTGCAAATGATTTAAAAAACACAAAAGGAACATATAAAATACGTACAGGAAAATATAATAAGGGTTGGCGTGTAAATACACAAAAAGGTAGAGGAGAAATAAGTTGCACAGTTTGGAATGCAACCAATTGGCAACTAACTCATTTATTGGAAAAAGGGCACGTAACTAGAAATGGTGGCAGAACGCGTGCATTTGTTCATATAAAACCAATAGAGGAAAAGTACGTTAAGCAATATGAAACTGATGTGGAAAAAATAATCAAAAATGGAGGTTAATATGCATAAGCAAATTTATGATTTATTAAAGACACTAAATATACCCGTAGCATACGATCATTTTGTATCAAATAAAGAGGTATCTATTCCATTTGTTGTCTATAGAGAAATAAGCTCCGATACTTTTAAAGCTGATGGCGTAACATATTATAGACCATACAATTTTGAAATTGAACTAATTACAGAAAAGAAAAATGTTGCGTTGCAACAAGCTATCGAGGAATTATTAACTACAAATAATATCCCATATGATGTAGGAGACGAACTATGGGATGATGATGAAAAAATATATCATAATTATTACGAAATATAGGAGGTAGATTATGGCAAATAAAGTAAAGTTTGGTTTAAGTGAAGTACACATTGCACCAATTACTGCAGCAGAGTCAACAGGATATACATATGGAACAATATTTACAATTCCAGGTGCAGTAAGCATAACACTTGATAGAGCTGGCGATGAAACCGATTTCTACGCAGATAACATTAAATATTATAATGTTGCAGCTAACCAAGGATATACAGGATCACTTGAAATGGCTTTATTAAATGAGGATTTTAGAACAAAAATTCTTAATGAAATTAAAGATGCAAATGGTGCATTAATAGAAGATGCAACAAGAGGAACTACAGGATTTGCATTAGGTTTTCAAATTGATGGAGATACATCAAATAGAAGGTTCTGGTATTATAATGTAACTGCAAATAGACCATCTAATTCAAGCACAACAATTGAAGAAAGCAAAACACCACAAACAGAAACGGTCGATATTACAGTAGCACCAAGAGCTAGTGATAAACTTGTAAGAGCAGTATTGGAAAAAACAGACGATAATACAGCAGCATATAACGCTTTCTTTTCAACTGTATACGAAACAAGTATATCTCAATAATAAATACTACTCTTGTGGGTAGTACAAAGACTATCCGTAAGGGTAGTTTTTTTAGTATTCATAAGAAAAAGGAAGTGATATGATGGCAAGTTCAAAAATTAAGGGAATTACAATTGTAATTGGTGGAACTACAAAAAAATTAAATGATGCATTAAAAAGTACCGACAAAATGGTATATTCCTTAAATGGCGATTTGAAAGCATTAAATCAAGCATTAAAATTAGATCCTAAAAACACCGAACTTTTGGCACAAAAATATGAAGTGCTAAAAAGAAATATTTTTGAAACACAATATAGACTTGATATGCTTAAAGAAGCACAAAGACAAATGGGAGATTATAATAAACTAACCGAAGAACAAAAAACAAATTATAATCAATTGTCTTTAGAAATTGCAAAAGCAGAAAATGCCTTAAATGGTATGAACAAAGAACTAGCTAACACAAACAAGCTAGATTTATCAAAAGTAAAAGATGGATTAAAAAAAGTTGGCGAAGTTGCAGTAGATGTGTCAAAAAAAATGCTACAAGTAACAACAGCATTGGCAGGAGCATTGACAGGTGTAGTAGCAGCAGGAGTAAAAAGTTTTGCTGATTTAGAAAAAGCACAAAAAGGTAGCGAAAGATTATTTGGCGAAAGCTTTAATATTGTTGAACAAAATGCATCAAAAGCATATAAAACAATGGGAATAAGTGCAGCACAATATTATGATCAAGTAAATACTTATGCCGTAGGTTTAAGAGAAGCTTTAGGTGGCGATAGTAAACGTGCAGCACAACTATCAAATGACATTTTAGTAGCACAAGCCGATATTGTGGCAGCAACAGGAGCTAATCAAGACGCAGTACAAAATGCATTCGCAGCCGTTATGCGTGGTAACTTTACTATGATCGATAATCTTCGCCTGGGTATCAAAGGAAGCCGCCAAGGTATGCAAGAAGTAATAGATAAAGTCAACGCATGGAATAGAGCTCAAGGAAATGCAACACACTATCAAATGGGCAATTATGCTGATATGCAACAAGCATTAGTTGATTATACAAAAATGGTTGGTGTAGCAGGAACAGCAAGCAAGCAATTAGGACAAACAATAAGTGGTAGTGTTGGGCAAATGAAAGCTGCATGGGACAACTTTTTAAATGGAAGTGGAAGTGCAAAGGATTTTGCATCAGCCCTTACAACATTTATGGGAAATATAAGCAAAGTAATTCAAAAACTTGCACCTCAATTATTAAATGGTATTGCACAATTATTGAAAGATTTAATTCCAGAAGTTGCACGATTGCTTTTAGATTTAGCACCTCAATTATTATCAGCAATTACAAGTATGATAGATAGTATTTTGGCATTAGTTTCTGGCAATACGGAAGAATTACAAAAGACAATAGATGTATTAGTTGAAAACATTATTTTATTTGTAACAAATAATTTGCCAAAATTAATTCAAATAGGTTTACAAATATTATTAGCGTTAGCAAAAGGAATTATCAATAACATTGATGTATTAATTCCTGCAGTTTTATCATGCATAAAGGAAATTAGTAAGACAATAATATCAAGCTTGCCACAAATTTTAAAATTAGGAATTAATTTGGTTGGTGAATTAGGAAAAGGTATTATTCAAACAACAGGAAAAGTAGTTGTAGGAGCTGCTGATTTAGCAAAAAAAGTAGTAAATAAATTAGCTGAAGGCTTTAAAATATCAGTAGAAATTGGAACTAATTTGGTTAAAGGCATTTGGAATGGTATTTCTAATGTTGCAGGATGGATCATGGATAAAATTAAAGGATTTGGAAAAACAGTATTAAATGGAATAAAGTCTATTTTTGGTATTCATTCACCATCAACAGTTATGCGTGATGAAGTAGGAAAGAATTTAGGTTTAGGTTTAGCTGAAGGTATTGAAGATACTATACCAGAAGTTGAAAATGCAATGAGAAGCCTAACAAGTGGTGTTGATTCATCAGTTAATCCTACGATTAATCCAACAGCTAACACAAATCCACTATATATTATGATCGATAAATTTTATAATAATAGAGAAACAGATATCCAACAACTTGCTGAAGAGCTTGAATTTTATCGTAGAAATAGTGCATTAGCAAAAGGTGGTGTATAGAATGAATAATAATTATAAATGGAAAGGTGTTTCATTTAATTCAATGGGAATAATAATTGAAGAAACGCCAATTCCAAATAAGCCAAATCATTCATATACAAGATACGAAATACCAGGCAGAAGTGGATATCTTGCAATTGATAACAAAACATATGATGCATTGTTATTAAGCATAAAATGTCATTTGAATACAGATGTTGCCGACATGAACGAAATAAGAGAATGGCTAGACGGATATGGCGAGTTGCAAGTAGATAATGAAAAAAAATATAGAGGATTTATATCAAATGCTATTTCATTTGAAAAAATAACAAATTTTAGAAAATTTATTGTTCAATTTACATTGCAGCCAATTGCCCTTGCAATAACACCAACAACAATAGATGCATTGGAAATTAATTCATTTACAAGTGATACTTATACCAAGGCATTTCCTATTATAACGATTACAGGAACAGGAACAATAACAATTAATGTAAACAATATGCCGTTTACAATATATGATGCAGATGGAACTTACATATTAGATTGTGAAGCAAAAGTAATAACAAAAAATGGTATAAATCAATCAAATAATATGAGTGGTGAGTTTCCTTATGTTGTAAATGGAACAAACTCAATAATTAAAAGTGGAGATATAACAAGCATTACAATTGAATACTCAAAAACATTTATTTAGGAGGTATTTATGATATTATATGAAAAAGGCACAACGGATTTTAGCAGAAATGGTTTAGGATACCTAAATAATGTATTAAGTGCATACGTAACGGAAGAATTAAATGGGGAATATTCGCTTGAATTTGACTACCCTCTAAATGAAGTATTAAGTAATGAATTGATAGAAGAAAGAATTGTAAAATGCAAAGTATCAGATGGAACACAACAATGTTTCATAATAAAAAACGTAGTAAAAACATACGAAAAGATGACGATTAATTGTAGTCATCTTTTTTATTTACTATTAACAGATTTGGCAGAGGATATATATCCACAAAACTTAAGCCCAAAACCATTTCTAGATTGGATATTAACAAGAGCTAATTATCAATTGCCATTTACAACAACTTCAGATGTTTCACTTCAAAAAACAGGTAGATATGTAAGAAAAAATTTAGTAGATGTAATATTAGGATCGCAAAAAAATTCAATGGTTAATTTGTTTGGCATTGAAATTAAAAGAAACAATTGGAACATCGCTTTAAATGCACGTGTAGGAGCAGATAGAGGCGAAAAACTACTATATGGGAAAAACATTACAGGAATTAATTTAACAATTGATACAAATGAAATGTATACAAGAATAATGCCAATAGGTTTTGATGGATTATTGTTGCCAGAAAAATACATTGATGCTGATAACATTGCTGATTATCCATATCCTAAAATAGGCATATTTGAATTTAGTGAAATAAAATACGATCCTGAAGATAGCGAAGCATATCACGATATAAATGATGCATACGATGCATTAAGAGCCGCAACCGAGAAATTATATGAAAAAGGGGTTAATGAACCAAAAATTAATATTAAAGTAAATTGGCTAGAATTAAGTAAAACCGAGGAATACAAGCAATATTCAAATTTGGAAAGAGTAGAGCTAGGCGACACAATACACGCTGAAATATTTGGTTTAAATTATACTACACGTGTAATTAAAACAAAGTATAATCCATTAACAGATAGAATAGATCAATTTGAAATTGGTACTTTTCAACCTAGTTATGCAACACAAATGAATACCTATCAATTTGATTTAGAAAGAATAAATCCAGCATCAATTCTTGCTGATGCACAAAACAATGCCACAAATTTGATAACGCAAGCAATGGGTGGTTATGTATACAAAACAAATGAGGAATTATACATAATGGATAATCCAGATCCTAGTCAAGCAGTTAGAGTATGGCGATGGAATATAAACGGATTAGGATATTCAAGTACAGGAATTAATGGAACTTATGGGCTTGCAATGACAATGGATGGTCAAATAGTTGCTGATTTTATAAAAACAGGAACTTTGCAAACAAGCGTAATTCAAGGTTATGATTCATTAGTAACAGAAGTATCTAATAACACAGGTCAAATATCAGTATTAACTCAAAGCGTTGGCGAGATTAATAGTAAGATCCAAGATATTGCTGATATAACAACAAGTGGCGAAAGCACATATGCCATTATTAATTTAGATAACATAAATGAATCACAACCAATAATGATTAAAGTGCATCCAACATTAACAAACATATCTTATTTATATCCAAGAGCTAATTTATATCCTAGCGAAACATTATATATGCCTGTAAGAACAATAAGATTTACAAATACAAGCACAAATGAAATATTTGATTATGAAATATTTGATGATTTGCTTTTCTATGATGAAAATACATATGATGAGTTTTATTTTGATTATGACAGCGAAACAGTGCAAATAACTAAAAATTGCGAATATGCTGCTGATGGTTCAGTTGTAGTTAAATCAAGCCCAATAATAGAAACAAGACCATTTCCTACGCCAGAGGAATTTTATTTATCAACAGGAAATTATGAAATAAGACTATTAGGATATAACTATGGATATATTATGGTAAGAGCAATGGCAAGTAATATTTATACAAGCCAATTTGCAACGCGAAGCGAATTAAGCCAAACTGCCAACAATATAAGAACAGAAGTATCAGGAGAATATGCAACAAAGAATGAATTGCAGACAGTTAGCTCAAGCATAACACAAACTGCAAATAGTATTAGAAGTGAAGTGTCACAAACATACGAAACAAAACAAAATGCCGAGGAAAACTATCAATCATTAAGCTCATCAATAACGCAAACAGCAAGTGAAATAAGCAGCGTAGTATCACAAAAAGTTGGAAAAGAAGAAGTTATATCAAGCATTAATCAAAGTGCAGAACAAATAACGATAAGTGCTAACAAAGTAAATATAAGTGGAATGATTACTGCTATTAATAATGATACAAGTACAACAATTAATGGTGGAAAAATAGCAACGGGTACATTAAGTGCAAGTAAAATTACAACGGGTACATTAAACGGAAGCAATGTATCAATTACAAATATAAATGCTTCAAATATTAGAAGTGGAACATTAAGTGCAGATAGAATAAGTGGTGGAACGATAAACGCAAATAATATTAATGTAACAAATCTTTCTGCAACCAATATTAATAGAGGAAGTTTAGGTAGCATTCCTATTTCAAATTGTAATTATAAATTTGTAAAAGGAAGTCAAGAACTTGTTATATCATCATCTTATTCATATGGAATTTTTACAATGTGGAGTGGAGGTTATATACGTTGTGCAATTGATGTGGGTACATTTTATGCATATAGCTCAAATGGTACATTAGGTGCATATTTCAATAATACAGGTGCACACACATCATCCGATATACGATATAAAAAACATATCAAAAATATCGAGCAAGAAAAATCAATTAATATAATAAAAGACTTAACACCGATTGAATATGATTATGATACTAATGAAAAACATCGTGGCTTATCAGCACAAGAGGTTGAAAAAGTATTAAAAGAAAATGGATATAAAGATCAAGTATATAACATTGAAAAAGATGGGAAATATACGTTAAATTACATTGAATTAATACCTGATCTAATAAACTGTATAAAATATCAGCAAGAAGAAATAGAAAAGCTAAAAAAAGAAATGGAAGTGATTAAAAATGCAAAAAATTAATTTTCAAGATTTGCCAAGTACAACAACTCCTGTAAGAGCATCAAATCTTAATTTATTACAAAATAATGTTGAAGATGTCTTTGATGGGGATGAACCAATGGGAAACATAATTGTTGATAGTATAAGAAGCAAAAATATTTTGCCGAATGTAAATTTGGGCGATATTTCACATTTTTCCGTTGGTCAGATTCCAACATTTACTGATTCATTAAGTAGAGTAACTTCATTTCCAATATTTATAGAAATGATACCTAACAAAACATATTCTGTAAGCATAAATAGTGGATATGAATTTGCGTTAATATATTGTAACAATAACAAAGAAACCATAGATAGCACAGCATATTTAACTTCAAGTGTTATAACAACAGGGAGCAACATTAAATATTTATGTATAAAAATTAGAAAAGAAGACAATACAAATTTTACTGATTCTGATTTGCAAAATTTAGAATGTCAAATAGAAGAGGGAAGTACTGCAACAAGTTATGCACCATATCAAGAAACAAAAAATTATGATCTTTATTTAAAAAACGAAATAATAATTGGAACATGGATAAACGGAAAACCAATATATAGAAAAGTAATTACATTTAATCCAAGAACTGACGCATTAGAAACAAGTTATGCACATGGAATATCAAATATAGATGAAATATTGCCTACATCAAGTTGTATACTTTACAGAACAAGTGGAAACTTTGTGCCATTAAGCATGGTATACCCTGATAGTTCAACAAATATATTGGCATGGAGTTGTGGTTGGCAAGCAACAAAATCAAGTGTTGTGTCATGGATAGGATCAACTATGAGGCAGCAAATGGATACATCGCGTGGATATGGTGCAATAGCAATACTAGAGTACACAAAAACTACTGATTAAAAGGAGATAAATATGGAAAAAGTGAAAAAAATATCAAAATATGTTGTTAATGGATTAAATATGATAAATGCTTTAATTTTGATATTAAGCCCAATATGGGGATGGCAATTGGATGCCATTTCCAAAACGATCATTGGTGTAGCTGGAATTATTTCAACATATTTAGTAGCTGGAAAATTATTTGAAGTAGATGAATAAATAGAAAGGATGTGATATGATATGGAAAATATAACTGCAAAAATAGAGAAAAAAACAAGAAAAGTTTATTTATCAAAAAGCGTAATAGGAAATGATGGAGAAAACCTACAAGAAAAGTTGGTTTTTTCTTTTATTGATGAATTTGTAAATGGAACGGCAAGGCTAGAGTTAAATAGAAATAATACAAAATCATATATAATGTTAACTAAAGTAAATGATACGTATGAATTGCCTATTAAATCAGTTATTACAAAAGTAGGAAAATTGGATTTACAATTAGTAATAACAGAAGGAACAAATGAAAATGAAATACCTATATTTAAAAGCAATGAATTTTTTGTAATAGTTAATCCAAGTATTAATGCAGAAATAGAACAACCAGATGAATATCCTCAATGGATAGATGCAGCAAATACAAAATTAAATGAAATAGATGAAGCATTAGATGATTTACAAGATAAAGTTGATAGTGGTTATTTTAAAGGTGACAAAGGCGATAAAGGTGATACAGGAGCAACAGGAGCACAAGGCGAACGTGGTGAAAAGGGTGATAAAGGCGATCAAGGTATTCAAGGTATACAAGGTGAAAGAGGATTACAAGGTGAACAAGGAATACCAGGGCGAGATGGAACAAATGGAACAAACGGACGTGATGGATACGTACAATACACAGCAGGCGATAATATAACGATAGAGAATGATGTCATTAGTGCAGATGTGCCACAAGTAGATTTAAGCGATTACGCTAAATTTAAGCCATATACGTCATTAACAAGTACTTCAGCCCCATTTATATTCAAAGGCAAAGAAACGGGCATATACACGTTCTATGATAGCTATAATCAAAACTTTTATTATAAAGGCGAGGAAACAAGTACAAGAAAGCAAGAATATATGAAGCCTGTGTATATAAATATTTATAAGACGTATGATGACGCACAAGATACAGAAAGATTTGCGACATTTTTAGGCATAACAGATACCGATATCATAGTTGGAAATTTTACAGCACAAAAAGTTGAAGGTCAAACACCAAACGTAGCAATTCACATAAGCTATAGTGGCAATATTTTATCACAAAGCTCACAATCAATTTATGGTGCAAAAACATTCTTTACAATACCAAAACAATCAAGTACAACAGCTCCAACACAAGACGATCAATTTACGAATAAAAAATATGTCGATGATTTAGTAGCTAGTGTAGGTGGTGGAGGAAGCGTTAAAACGTTTACTTCAACAAGCGCAAGTCCATTGATTAAAGCAAATAACAAAGATGTTGGAATTTACATTAATAGCGAATTTACAAACGACAGAATGTATTATAAAGACGAAGCAAGTGGAAATAATTCTAATTTATTAAACAATATTTTATTTTTTGAGTTAACAAGTGATATTGATACGGCACAAATAGGAGATAAAGTAGGTTATTATTATGCAGTAGGAACTAGGAGAAACACAGCAAGTCCTGACTTAATTGGTAATTTAATGCGTGGAGATATAGTTAAAAATGATCCACAATATACTTGGAATAGTGCATATTATGATTTTAGCAGTAATTCGTCTCGAGCTTATTGGTGGTTAACAAATAACGATCAATCATTTTACGGTACAAAAAAATTCGATGCAATTCCAGAATTAACAACTGCAAGAGTATATTCTAACAACAATCAATTAACGTCAAAAAAATATGTTGATGATAGCATTGCTGCAGCAGTAGGAAACATTAATGCAGTACTAGCAACGATGACAACTCCAGGCGGAGGTGAATAGAATGAACTATACAACAGCTGATTATTTAGAAAGCCTTCAAAATGATTTGGATACGATTGTCAATACACTACAATTAGATGAAGGCACAACTTTCTCTAATATAGCAACAATGACAACACAAGGCGAAATAAGTAAAGGTGGTGGTGCTGATATAAGCGAATATATTAACACCGAAATATCAAGTGGAACATCATCACTTCCAGGATGGAAAAATCTAATAAAAAAACTACCTGAAAACATGACGATAGCAAGTAATGGATGTTCGTATATGTTTGCAGGATACACAGGAACAACAATACCAAAATTAACAACAGCAGCAGGAGTTACAATAGGGAATTGTTCTTATATGTTTAATTCATGTAGAAGCGTTACGGAATTTGATTTGTCTACAATAGATTTAGGAAACGTAACGGACGTTACAAATATGTTTTATTATTGTAATAATGCAACAAAAATTGACATAAGAACGTTTGATAATGCCAATGTTACAAGTAGTCAAAATATGCTTAAATATATTCCAGATAATTGTTTAGTTATCGTAAAAAATGATATTGTTAAAACATGGGTAAAAAACAAATTTGCGTCTTTAAATAACGTAAAGACCGTAGACGAATATGAGGAGAGCTTATGAGTAAGGTAATGACAAGTAAACAATTTATAGAAAAATTAAAATGGCTAGTAAATGACGTTCCAAACGTGTATTATTCTGGCAAAAATTGGAGTAAATTAAATAGTGCAGGTAAATGGCAATTTGATTGTGTATTATCCGTTAAATGTATTTTATGGGGTTTTAAAGCAGACAAGAAACTAACACGCGGTGGCACAGTATATGCATCAAATGGCGTAAAAGATTTCACGTGTAATGGAGCGTTAGATTTATGCACCGATGTAAGCCAAAATTTCGAGCATTTAGTGCCAGGTGAATATTTATGCATGAAAGGTACAAAACACAATCATACGGGCATTTATTTAGGCAATGGCAAAGTATTCGAGGATACAACAGG